TTTTTCCTGATATTCCATTTTAACTCTTAAATATTTTAACTATGTCCGTAAATCCTTGTATGCTTACATAAGCTGTTGCTATTACTACCCAATCTTCTGATGTTAAATCACCTGCAAATAAACCACAACAAGCAATCAAAAACACCATTAGTTTTCTTGAAATAACTTTGTTTAGTATTTTATCTAAATTATTCATAATTCAAATATTGGTGTTGTTCAGGTATTTCATCTTCTGAAATTTCAAATAAATCAGGATGATTAACTATTGATGGATGTAACTCTAATGGTTCTTCAGCTATTACAACTGTGTAACTATCTGTTCCGATTGTGTTTATTTGTCTTATGTGTTTCATTATGTTGTGAAATATTGGATTGAATAATATGCTTTATTAAATGATGCACCTGTTCTTGTAACTACTACTTCATAAACACCACTTGATTTAATTCTTAATGCAGTTATTCCCATAGCACCAACAATAGCTCTGTTTGCTGATAACGTACCTGTACCATAAACTATTACATCTCCTGTTGCGCTAACTGCTGTTGGTAATTCAGGAGTAGGACAATCAGAAGGTAACTCACAAGCGATTGCAGAAACAGTTGTACCCGTAGTAGCGTAATCTAAATTGATTCTTAAAGTAACTAATTTACCTACTTGAGTAAAAGAATAACTATGATTTATAGCACCACTTGGACTCGTTGTTGCAGTTACTGCTATTGTTCCTGTATATGCTTGTTGTGCTAAACTTTTAAATACTTGATTAGCTCCATTTGCTGTTGCATTTGTATTATTAGCAATTAAAGTATAAGCTGATAAAGATTTATCTTGCTTTAAATCTAAATTACTAATAGTAGCATATAAAGCATCTGCTTTGTTTTTAAGATAAGCAGACCATACTAAAGACCAAGTTATTTTTTTAGCATTGTTTGAATCTGCACTATCATTTATTACTACTGAATCATTATCTACTAAAAAACTTTTTAAAGTTAAAGCATTTCCAAAACTACCAAAGATTGAACTTGTAAGTGTAGCTTGTTTAGAATTTATTTGCGTTTGAACAGAACTTGTAATCCCTTTTAAATAACTCAATTCAGTTAAATTAGGATATACATAATTAGATGCTACAGCAATTTCTCCTAATCCATTATCAATAATTAATGAACCAACTCCACTATTACCATAATTAATAGGTATTTTAGGATTAGAACTAAAAGTTTTTATACCCGCAATAGTTTCATCTGCTGTTTTATGAACTACATTTGAATCGTTGGATGGTGTATATCCTAATACGGTTGCAATAGATTTATTTTTCCATAAATCAGTAGAACTTTCATAAACTAAAACTTCATTATTTGTTGGTGTTACTATTTGGCAATCGTGTATTTCTTCTAATTCAAAACCGTTCATAATACCGACCTCAATTTGTCCTTGTGTTGGGTGTACTCTTGTAACTTTACCAACGTAAACTAAATGCGTAGGTGCTAATATTTTTGATGCAGTATAAGTTCCTGCAGTAACTCCACTTAAATAAAGTTGAGCCCCTTCTGCAAAAGATGATGTATCAATCCCACTTAAATCACCAATAATAACACAATATCCTAAACCATTATTTAAAATGTCAGATTGTAGTAATCCGAATGTTCTTGCACTTAAAGCATCTGTTGTAGCAAGTGCTTTTGATACTAAAGGCTTATTTCCATTTGCACCTGATATATAAACAACTGTACCTTTTGTTAAAGTAGCACCTGTCATATTTTTAACTTCTCTAACTATTGTTCCTGCTTGTCCTGCAGTTGGAATATCTAAAGCAGTTATAAATGGATTTACACCATCAGCACCATTATTAGTTAATTGATTTGTAGAAGTTGGTATAGTAGGCTTGTTTAGTATTTGAGCATCTCCACTCGTAGCATTCCAATCAGCATTTACATTTACTTCTGCACCTGATGCTATTCCTGCTAATTTAGTCTTTTCTGCACTTGTATAATCTTCTGTGCTTAATCCTTTACCTGTAACTTTATCTACTTTGTTACCAAGCAATGTATCAATAGCTGATTTAGTGTATCCTATAACCCAAGATAAAGCACTTCTTACATAAGCATTTGCATCATTTGGTGCATCTGATATTCCACCACCACCTCCTGATTGATTAACCCATTGAGTATTGAAATTAGCACTATCAATTTTTGCTAAAACTTGTCCTGCTGTTCCACCTACAGGTACATTACCATTTCCTGCATTAACTTGTGTTATGTTTACAGTTGTTAAATTCGGTTGTACTGTAATTGCAACCGAATCATTTGTTTCATAAACATTAATATCTATTATATCGTTTGCCATTATCGTGTTACATCATTAGTTATTACAAAGTTCCCGCTTATATAAGTTTTAACAGTACCATCTGCTTTTATAAGTTCAATATCATAGATATAATTACCTGCATCTATATTTATAATTTGTCTATTTATTCTAAATAAACCACCTGAAGCATTTGTAATAGTTATTCCTGCACTTGAAATCGAAGTTAAAGATAAAAATATTACACCACCATATTCTTTTCTTAATTGCATTCTTAATGTACAACCTGTTAAATTCAAAACTGCTGAATTAAGAATCATAGCAAAATTAACTGCTTCGAATGTATCGCCTTTTATATGTGTAAAATCTAAAGCCATTATTTGTCTTTATTTAATTTGTTTAAAAATATCTCTAACTTTTGTACGTTAGTTTCTTTCGGCTTGTATGTTTCTTTTATAGTACCCATCCTGTAAAATTTGCGTCTTTATCCGGATAAACATCTGCATTTGAATTAGCATTGTATTCAGGAAATAAACTTTGATTAAAACACATATAATCAATAAATCTATTTGTATAAGATTGAGCAGTATCTCTTGACTTTTCAATTAAGAAATCTATTTCATTCTTTTCTACTGTAGTGCTATTTTCTGAATTATGCTTGTATACTCCTTTTTCAGTTATTTTAATAGATGAATAAGGTAAAAACTCAACCATAGTCCACCATACTACCATCATTTTAATATAATCGTTTAAAAGCGTTGTATAAGGACTTGCTAAATTACCTGCTACTATACCATTATTTATTTTATCATACAATTTTGTACCTAAATAGTTTTGTATGTGTAATTGTTGTGCCTGAAATATAAATTGAGTATATGAATCAGGGTCAATATTACCATTTAAATTAGTATATTTAATTAAATCATTTGTTGTTATGAATAGTGCTTTTGCCATATCTTAATTAATTTGTATATCCCATTTTATCCCAATACTCTTGTGTGTAACCTTTTGTAGGCATATCACTTGGCTTCATAGAAACTTCTTTTTCATTTCTAATTCTATATCCATATTTTTCTGCTATTGCATTACTTAATGGTTTTGCTTTAGGACTTGTAGGGTCTATTTTTACACCATCTAAATTAGCGTATGTTCTACGAAGCCACCGATGATTGCATCGAGGCCCTCCCTTAAAAAACCATACCGAATAAACATCAGAGCCTCTTGGACCAAAACCTGCATTAACAACTTGTCCACCCATAGAAATAATATCTTCTTTTCTATAAACTTTATTAGCACGTATCATTTTATTGCAAAATTCTCTTTGACCTGTTAAATTTCCACTATAAACATATCTTGTAATGAAGTTTACACCATCAACTACTTTATCTTGTTCAGATTTATTAGTTGGTCTTGCAACACCTGTAGTTGCAAATTGCCATATTTTAGATAGTGTACTTTGTTTTTTAGAATTTATTTTTTCTATTTCTAAATCTAATTCATCTTCTGTATCGTAATCAACTTCTGTTTCATCAATCATTAACCATTCTTCACCTAATTCTTCACCTTTTTCAATTAATGCATCAGCAATACTTTCACTTGATAAATTATGTGAACACATTTTAACTCCTGTTTCTTCTTCAGTAGTTTCAGCATTCATTCCTGTAGTATCTATAAATTCTAAAGGCTGTATTGTTTTAAAGTATAGTTTTAAAGAGATATTATTAATAGCTAAAATAGCGTCTAATGCTTCAATAATTTCTAACTGATATGGTTTTATTACTATATTATCAAATAATAGCGTAGCAGTCTTTATTTCGTCTGCATTGTTACCTAATCCACCATCTCCTGTTCTAATTCCTAATAACATAGGACTTGTAACTCTATGCCCTACAATTAACTTTTCAAAACATTCTCTACTTAAATATTCGTAATGTGCAGGAGCATCATTTAAAGGTAAATCTTCAACTGTTGTTTTAGATTCTGCATTCTGATTAAAAGCAACAATTACTTTTTCACCTCTTGAACCGGTTAGTTTACCAAGAACTTCACGTTTAATTTTATCACGCATTTCCTCCGTAGGGATTCCTGCATTAAAATTTATTACTTTTGTTCCTGAAAATCCGTTTTGACAATCATTAATTTGATAATCAGCAATATTTTCTTCCAATAAAGCATAAGGTAATGAACCACTATAATCGATTGGTGCATAATAATCAAATCCACTTACATAAGGTTTTATAACATATATTTCAACTTCATTACCATTTCCAAATCCAAATGCAGGAATACGTTTAGCTTCTTCACTTGGTTTCTTTTTAGTCCAATCCGGATGATAATACCAAGCTTCAATTTGCCCTTTATCATTACATTTACCTGCTCTTAAAGTTTGCATTGGAAAGTGTAGAACTTGTTTAACCATTTTCTTTTCCATTACAACCTGCATTGCAGCCATTCCTAATAACTTTCTTTCTAAAGCTACTTTCTTAATATCTGAATCTTTAACAATAGATTTAAATTGTGCATATTCATTAGGCTTTCTGTTAGAATCTAAAGCATCTAATCCTTTACCATAAATCATATTAGCTACACCTGTAATAATTGCACTATTTGTAGCACTATAAAGGTATCTATCTATTAAATATTGGAAATAATTATTATCACTTCCATATTCTATATAACTATCTTTTTTGTTTTCTTGAATTTGAGGACTTGTATAAGCACTTAAA